CTCCCCGCCAACTACTTTCTTGGCTTGCTCAAGTAGTGCTGCTTGGCCTTGGTCGAGGGAACCGTGGAGTCGCTTGTTCTCTTCAACGAGGTTGTTGGCGAACGTAATCGCCTCTTCCCGTTCACGGAGCGCAGCTTCCTTTGACCGCCGTTCTTCGTGGTAGCCCTTGGTGAAGTGCTGGATACGCTTTTTGACGCTATCGCTATATTGATCAAGCTCAGCATCAGTAACTTCAGCCGGGGCTTCCTTCATAGGCTTGCGCCCACGGTCGTCTTCGGGAGTATCGTCCTCTATTTCAATCTCAATATTAGTACCGAAGTCTTTTTCAGGCTTAGCCTTACTATGAACAACTTCGTCTGGAAATTTAAATTCTACGTTATCAGCCATGATTGCTCCTTATACTCGGGTAATACCACGGGTGTCTTCAACAACTGCTTCAACCGAATCATCATTGATAATACGGAATTCGCGCCCGTGAATCTTCATACGTGTACCTGAGTTAGGACGAACCAAAACAAAGTCACCTTCCTTACACGATGCGCCACTAGGGAACCGTGTTTTGTCTGCGTAACAATCTGGCCCAAGCTTAACCACGAATAGTACTGTAGAAAGTACTTCTTCAAAGTGCATCATCTGGGAAGACTTAACAAGGTCAGAACCTTCAAACTTATCATCTGTCTCAGGAATAACGCAGAGAATATGGTAAGTAACTGGGTCTGGAAGTTGTTTTGCCTTATCCATAGTCACAGGTGGTAGCACTGTGGGACGGGTAAACAGGTTAGGAGCTACAAGGATTTCACTCATCTTCGGCTTTCTCTAGTTTTCGCACGAGGTCTGCTATGGAAAGTTGTGCAAAGGAAAGACCCCGGATTTCCCCTACCAACTGTTTATATTCTTCAAATGATTTAACTGCACCCTCAGCAAGGGCTTCTGTAAGCTGGGTAGTACGCTCAGCTAGTTGTTTAGTTAAATATTCAAATTCGGTCATACGATACCCTGTGGTTTACTCTGTGGGGCCATGTGCTTATAGGCATCCAGCTTGAGCTTCATCTCTCCCAAGCTCTTCTGGGACTGGACTCGCTGGGCTTCTTTGACTGCATCAGCCTGTATGCGCTGTGCATCGAGGGCCAGACGCTGCTGGGCAAGCTGGTTATCCGCTGCATCCTTCTGCTGCTTGCGCTGCAAGTCTTGCTGTTGAATCTGAAGCTCAGCTTGCTGCATCTGCATCTTGGGGTCTTGAGCCGCTTGCTGCGCTGCCTGAGCCTGTTGCGCTTGCTGAGCCTTGTTCTGGTTCGACTTGAGCAACTGTTGCGCTGCTTGTGCAACGAGCTTGGACACCTGCACCTCTGTGTCCTCATCCATCTGGGCATCAGGGGCTGGCAACTGGACTCCCAACTGCTCTTCGACCTTGGCCCTATAACTGAACGCAAGGTGTTCTGAAATGTGCGCTGCTACTGCTGCTTGCATCTGCTGTGCCATAGGCGTTTGACCCATAGCAGCAGCGATAGACGGGTCTTGGATGAGCGCCATGTGCGTAGCAATATGGGCATCGTGGTCTTGGTAAATAAACGCCTTGGTGGGCTTCCCAGTAAGGAACGACATATTCTCACTGATGGGATCACGGGGAGTCTGATCATCATCTACCGGCACCAGCTTGTCTGCACCCTTGATACCCAGCACCTCAAGCATCTGCCTGTGGAGTTGTGGCAAGTCATATATCTGCGGAGCGCCCTGAGCCAACTGGATCGCTGCTTGGTACTGCATGATCCGCTGGGCCATAGTGGCTGCGTTGGGATCACTTACCGGGATGACTTCAGTCGTGTCATAGTCAGCTTGCTTGGCCTTGCGATCACCCACTGCCGGGTCGTAGCTATAGTCCTTCGGCGCGAAGTCCCTGATGATGTTCTTCAGGAGTTTAAACTCCATCCGCAAGCTGGCATGTACCCGAGCCTGTACAGCACTCATGGTCTTCAAGGTACGCTCAAGCAGAGCCAGCGTAGTACCCACCGGGGCGTTAGAACTCATGTCGCTAATATTCATATCACTGATGGCACCCAGTCGGCGTCCCTCTTCAGTAATCTGATTCAGCAGTGCAAGCAGAGTTTGGCTTGGCTCCTTGTACGGGAGCGGCATAATATTATCCCGGATAGCTCCGCTAGGAATGTCCACATCCCTGAACTCGCCCGGAGCAATCGGTGTGTCATCACCCTTGATACGCAACCCACGGGTCTTCAAACCACCCGGCAAGTTACTCAACGAACCTGCATCAACCAACTGCCGAATCAGCGATGTACCTGCCCGAGCATAACCACCGATCAGGTGAATCAAACCTAGTCCGTATGCACCGAAGCCGGGTATGTAGGTATACTGAACGAAGTGCTGGCGTTTGAGTTTCTTCTTGTCATCCTCTTCCCAGTTACGGCGAATAGAAAGAACTGTAGTCGTACCGCGCTCAATAGTAATTACATACGGCAGAGCAATACCATCTTCGTCTTCAAACCCCGGTAGATCAAAGTCAGCATGAATCTCATACAATTGGTAACGGTCGTCGTCTGTCAGCGAGTATCCCTGCTCCTCAGCCTTCTTCTTCTCTACGTCAGTAAACACATGGATCGGGTCTCCAAGCTCGACATCACGGTAGAACCCAGCGACCTGCAACTTGCGTACTTCATTCTCTGTCTTACGCATTACGTGAGTTACACGTTCTGAGTTATAGATATTACTCGCACCATACGGCATGACCATATCTTCAGCGGGCAAATAGATCGCCACCTGCCTACCCAGAGCCGGGTCAAAGTAGACCTTCTTGAACGCAGCACCTGACAGACCCAACGAGTACAACATGCGCTCATGCTCAGGCCGGTACTCAATCATCACATCGGTAAGCTGGTAGTTCATGTCATCACGAACTCGTTCAGCCGCATCTTCCTTGAGCTTGTCCACAGCACCCATGATCTGAGTCTTGACTGGGCCAGCAGCAGGGAATGTTTCCGTGATCATCTCAGCTTGGAACCTGATCGCAGCTTCAGTCAGCAGTGTGGAATAAACACCACACGCACCGTTCCAAGGTTCAGTCCGCTCCTCGTACTTCATGCCCAGAACTTCCAAGCCCTTGACAAACGCATCAACCCAATCCTTGCGGCTGTTAACGTCAGCTTCAATCAAGTCCACTAGTTCAGACGCCACGGACAGCAGTTCACCTTCCTCCATGAACTCAGCCAAATTGGCATCAAAATCTTCTGGGCCTTCATCGTCAGGGTCGATCTCAACCTCTACGCCCCCCATATTGATCCGCACTGCCTCTGGGTCGTCAATCTCGATCTCGATAGCTGGGGCTTCCATACCATCCATACCGTCCGCATCAAGACTTCCAATCCCTTGTTCGGGGTCGAAGGGCGTAGCCGTTTTGTCAAAGTTCGTAGCCATTGGTCAGTTACCTTTAATAGTATGCGGCTTTACGTCCGCTCTTAAAATATTGCTGCTCATCTGGAGCATCAGACGGCAAACGGAGGAATCCCCCCTGCCGAAAGCGCATGAGGGCTAAGGTTGTGGCGTCTACCAAGTCATCGTGTTCCCCGGAAGGAAACGCAGCAATCTCGTCTACTAGCTCTTCTGCCCAACGAGTCTGTGGCACCCACACTTTACCTGACGCAATTATGTCCGATACTGAGTTCAACCGGGCGATCTTATCTTGACCTTTTGAAGGCGTGTACTCCATTACAGGTATGCCCATCGACCGAAGCTCATATATAAGAGGAGCGCCCGTAGCCTTTTTCTCAATCAGCAGACCGTCTGGCTCCCACTCTTTGTACTCTTTCAGCACATCCTTCTTCAAATCTACCCACTCAACCCGCTTCTTGTACGTATTAAGTAGGATGATGTTGGGCATATCGTGGTCTTCTGGGTTCTCAAACACGCCCCAAGTAGTACCAGCAGAGAAGTCAGCCCTGTTATTCTTCTCAAAAGCGGTGTCCCAAGTCTGCAAAATGTAGGTACATGGAGGTGGGTCTTCCTTGTCCCATATCTTCCACCACTCCCTTTTGATGATTGCGGACTCGTTTCCGACCGGATTTTGCTGGTATTGGGCTTGCCATTTAGCGTTTGGAAGCTCATCACGGAGGGCAGAAAGCTCCTCTAATGACCAGAATTCGGGCCATAAAGGGTTCCCACTGGGCATAATTGCAGGGAATTCAATCACTTCCCACTCTTCTCCACCCCGTGCAGCAGCAGCTTTGACCACTTGCCCCGTCAAATCACGCAAACTCCAGCGTGTCATAACAATAACGATGGCTCCACCCGGCTGTAGACGCTGGCGAGGGCCAGATGTGTACCACTCGTAGACAGAATCAAAGATATCTGGGCTTGTAACAGCCTGTTTTGCCTCTTGCTCGGAGTGTGGGTCGTCAATAATGAGTAGGTCAGCACCCTTACCTGTCACTGTACCCCCTACACCGATGGCAAAGTAGTCACCACCCTTGCTTGTGTTCCATCTTCCGGCTGCTTTAGAGTCTGCTTGGAGGCTAAGGTCAGGAAAAATGTCGGTATACACCTCAGAATCAACCAAATTCCGCACTTTTCTACCAAATCCAGTGGCTAGTTCAGCCGTATTGGACGATTGAATGACTTTCTTGTGCGGGAACTTGCCCAAGAACCAAGCAGGGAGCAGGTAAGAAGCAAACTCACTCTTAGTATGCCGTGGTGGCATATTAATGATCAGCCTCTTAAGCTCCCCACGGGCTACCCGCTCAAAAGCGTTCGCCATAATCAGGTGGTGCCTACCAGAGATGAAGCTAGGCCATGCCCGCTTAACGAAGACCGTGAATCTCTCCTGAGCCAACTCCTTTGCCTTAAGCTTTTCCAGCTTGGTTAGCTGAGCTTCAAGCAACCGCAGGTCTGTCTCGTTCAGTTTGCCCAGTATCTTGGGGATATCTTTAAGGGAAGCTAAGTCCAAAGGAGTCTGTGCAACGGACGGTTTCATTCCGTAGCTTCCTTGGGTTCTTCTACGTTCTCTACAGTATCGTAATTCCCTAGATGGGCATCGAGATCAAATAGCGGCACAACATCTACAACATCTGCATGCAGCAAACGCTTGATCCGATCTTTGATGGAGTTCTCTAGATCAGCAGATGTCCTATGGGTAACCGTGATCTCACTGCGTTCCGTGAAGATACCTATGTCGCTGTGCTTGCCCAAGAGTTCTAGAGCCTTGATCTCGATCTTCAGATCACCGCAGGAGGCAAGCTCAACTAGACGGTTGGTAATATATGTACGCGCCTGTTGGGCATCCTTAATCACCTGATGATCGTACTCGTTCAGCAGTGCGCTGAGCTTCTTGGCAACTCCCGGCACAACCAAAGCCTTGATAGCCTTGGTTGTTTTGTCCCCCTTGATCAGGGCATGAGCCGCATGCTCATCTTCTTCAGACATGTCAATAGTCCCACCTAGAGACTCTAGAAGGGACGCAGTATTAGCCGCAACGGCTATCTTGTCTTTGTGAACAACAGGTTCTTCCCCTGATAGATCGAACGCAATGGGGAAGTCTCTAGTGGGTTCTATATGGATCATGGGTTACTACAGCACCGACTGTTCGGGTGTGAGAAATGTAGCACATATATTTTTTGCGAGTGCGATTTATTTTTGACGGGGGGTGTTTCTATATTAGAGGGGGTGGGGGTGGGGGGTCTGATCTTTTTGAACGGGGTAGGGGGGTACCATCAAAACCAACGAAATTAAAATGTACCACAAATGCTCGTCGTTTGAGTGGATTAGTGTGTATGGGGCGGGGGACGCCGTTGCTTGCAAAAGGGGTTCCCCGCCCCCGGTGGGTCTGACTACCGAGTGAAACGAGGCCGTCGAAGCGTAGCGAAGACTCAATGATCCATTGACACCAACCGTCGAAGCGTAGCG